GTAGTTGTCAGGCTTGATCTGGCAGTCCAGTTCAACCCCGCGGCGCGGCCAGGCCAGAGCCTGATCGCTATCCGTCTTGCGCCCCTTCCATGTCATGCCATCCATCGCCAAGGCGGACCGGCGAAGCAGTGCTTCTTGCGCAGCAACGTCCGCAGGGATGGTCACGCCGAACTTGCCGGCGTACATGACCAGGTCCGCGGCGCTCGCGTAGCTTTCGGCGTCTGGCTTGCCGGTGCCGTCCTCGATGATGAGTGTCATGGATCAACTCGCTGGAATGGTTTGAAGATTGGCCGCCGGGTTACCGGAAGCCAGCAGTATCACGCCTTGGACAGATCAGCGACGAGCTTTTCCAAGGATTCTTTCGAGGCGTTGGCCCGGTAAGTCACGCCAGCAGCGTCGAGTTTAGCCTTCAGGGCTTCGACTTCCACGCCTTCACCTGCCTTCAGTTCAGCGAGCTCATTGCGCAACGCCTCGTTTTCCGTTGCGAGATCGTCGCGCGCACCGGCTAGCTCGACCATCTGAAGGCGGATGCCGTCGAGCGAATGAAACAGCCGAATTGCGAGCTCGCCAGCTTCCGGCTTTTGAATCTCACCGGCGTCCAGGCCGTCGATCACAGCGCGGACCGTATCGCTTTCGATCTGCAGCTTGCCGATCAGCGCTTCCAGTTCGACGCGATTGTCACCAGCACCAACGACCAGCACCTGGCGCGGCTCAGCGTCTATCGCCGTCACTTCTACGCCGACATGCTCGTAGGCTTCAACCACCTTCGGCCAAACGCCTACGACGACAACACCGGTCACGCCTGCTTCTGGCCGATCGAAGTGCTCCGGATTGCGATAACGCTTATCTGGGTCAAAGCCGGAGCTTTGAGTGGAATAGATGAGTTCCATGGAAATCTCCGTAGCGGCCATCGCTGGCCGCTTTCGTGAGTGAGCTTTAAGGAGTCGTCGTCAGGGTGATCATCACGCCGGCGGTGACCTTGTCGCTGTCGGAGTGTTTGACCCAGTTGGCAGCCGAACCAACGGCCGCCAGGGTCGGGTTTGCGCCGCCGACGGCGTCCTTCCAGCTGTAACCCAGCACGTCGATGTTGACGGTGCCTTCGGCACGGTAGCCGATACCGAGGTTTTCCTCGTCGTCCACGTTGTACGAGCGGAAGCCTGGGGCCTGGGATTCAGTGATCACCACAGCGTTCGGCAGCAGGCCGAAGATTACGTCCGCAGGAGCGGTGTCGGTCACCAGTACCGGTTTGCCGAGGGTGCCCGGCAGGCCGCCGTAGATCACGACGCCAGCTTCTTCGTAGACCTTGTTGGCAATGGCCTCGTCGACGATGTCGAAGTAAGCGCTGGAGTGCATGACCCACAGGGCAATGCGGCCGAACTTGTCGCCGAACTTGCGCATGCCACGGGTCAGGGTCTTCTTGCCGTCGGTTTCGATGTTGGCGGTGACCACCATGCCGGCGTTGGAGCTGATAGCGGCACGCAGTGCAGCGGTGGCGTACTGGATGAAGCCTTCCAGGGTAGCGTCGGCCACATCGGCGCCGATGATCTGGGAGAACTCTTCCACCGGACGGCCGCGGCGCTTGAACGCCTCTTCGGTGGTCTGGTACGGGCCGTACTTCCACGGAGCCTTAACGCCCACGGCTTCGCCGGCGCCGATCTTCTTGGCGGTTACCTTGCCGACGGAGTTGACGTCGCGGTGCTCAAGCGAACCGCCGATTTTGTAGAACGAGCGCTTGCGGAAGTCGCCTTCGATCAGTTCGTTGTCGAGAACGATCGCACCGTTGGACGATGCGTTGAACACATCGAGGTTGTCCTGAACGCGCTCCAGGTATGCGGTTTGCGCCTCATCGTTGTAGATGATCAGGTCGCTGTTTACGGTTGTAGCCATGGGTGAATCCCCTTACTTTGGCAATGCGAGGTATGCGGTTTGGCCGTGCTTGCGCTGGAAATCGCGCTTTTGCTCGGAGGTCATTTCGGAGCGTTTGAATGCAGCCTGGCCGCCACCCCCGCCCGGGGCTTGTGTCCCTGAAGCCCTTGGCCACAGATGAGGTGCGCTTTCGCGCAGTGATTCCGCCCATTCGAGCGGAGTCAGTGGGGTTTTGCCGTCTTTGCCGAGGATGGTCTGGCCAGACTCATCGACGGCGACCGCTTCACCCTCGTCATTCAGTGAGAACACGCCCTTGGCGCGCAGGATGATGTCGTCAGTTGCTTCCGGCAGAGCGCCGGCTTTCAGTGCTGCGCCACGCACCGAGTCACCCAGGACTTTGCCCTGGAACTTGGCGGCGAAGGATTCAGCCTTCTCGGCGCGCGCGGTGATGGCCTTCAATTGCTTGTCGGTGTCGGCACGCAGGCGCTCAGTCCGGCGGTTGAAGACTTCGTCCACCTTGCCCTCTGTCAGCAGCTTGGTTTCTTCGTCCTGGCCGGCCCGACTCAGCAACCCTTTGACGGCGTCGATGTCGATGCCTTCAAACTGGGTTTCGAACTGGGTCAGCTTGCCGGTGGTGTCTTTCAGCTTGCCCAGCAGCTCCGTGTTCTTGGTTTTCAGCCCCGAGACGGATGCTTCAACGGCAGTCGCGATAGCGGCCTTGATTGCCGGGTTTTCCAGGTCGATCTCGTTTTCTTCTGCCACGTTGATGCACCCCTTGGGTATGTTTTGCCCGCTTTGCAGGCATAAAAAAACCCGCCGAAGCGGGTTGTATTCATAATTTTTGGCTGTGAAGATCCGGCCGCCGCCACATGGCGATATAAACAAGGATGAAGATGAGCATGCCCCTCGCACCAAAAGGTCGTTTCTTTTCTCTATCAGAAACCATAACGGTCGCGATCGTTAGCTCTGCAGCCGCGCTAATCGGCGCTTTGGGTAGCTCCGCGCTTACGTTAATGGCAAGTAATGACTCTCTTAACCAAAACCGTATCCAGAATTGCGTTCAGCGAATGGATAAGCGCGAGGACACACTACGGTCCAAGGGAGATGCATTCCTTAAAAGCATCGCAAGCATCACAACCTACGCCTACAGCCCATTGAGGGACGTGGTCGGCTGGAATGAACGAGCAGAAACGCTGATGAAAAATGCATTCATGGTTGCTGTGTATGCCCCAGAAATCTCCGTTCAAACGCTCAAGGTTTCTAGTCTGATGCGCGAAACACTCAACGTATCCGAGAGCGACAATGTACGTGTTTATAAGGAGCTCACTACTGAGGCTGGTCTTTGGCCAAACCTGTATTTTGAAGTCATCAAAAACATTGAGTCCGAGAGAGCGAAATGCATAGCTCCTTGACCTCAAATTCCTGCCCTCTCGAACGCCAGCGGCTCCAAGTTCTTCATCTGCACTAGGGTCAGCGGCGAGAAGTTACGATCCAGCTGCAACTCGGCAAATCGCTCGACGCTCAGCCCACCTTCACGGAACAGTTTCGCGCGCACCGGGCCGATTGCGACATCCTGAAACGACGCCGGCTGTTGCTGAAGCCAGTGGTAGTAGTCGAGGCTCGCACTGACCTGGCCTCCACCATCCGCCCCGACCGAAGCCCGCGTAGCGCCCTTGGCAAACATCTCGCTGAGCTTGGTCAGAAGAATGAACGTAGTGCGGCAGTTCGGGTGAAACGGCGGCCGTGGGCCGGAATCGACCGGAAACCGGCGTTTATCCATCGAGCGACATTGCTGGCTGGTCTTGCTGTCCAGAGTGGCCACCATTTCAATCTCGGCCACGATATCCGTATTGGCCTTGGCCACTTCCATGCGAGCCTGTGACGACACATGCTGAATCGCGGTGTGCACGACCGTGCTGGCGTTGCGATTTGTCGTAGCCAGGACGCCATCTTTGTACCCCGCCGTCTTGGTCCCGCGAATGTTGCGGATGACTTGAAAGTTCGTCTGCCCTTCGAAGAAGCCTTGCCGGATCGTGCCGGTGACGCGCTCCCGCTCGGCGGAGGTCCAGCCCTTGATGAACGACTTCAGCAGCTTCCCACCACCGGTGCCACGCACGCTGAGTGGATTCGTTAGTACTGCCGCCCTGATGGCCGCCGCCGTCGGCGCCGCCACGTCCAGCGACACGCCGACCGGCGCAGACCTGGCCAAGCTCGTCGCCTCGAACTCGGCTTCGTAGTTGGCAATGTCGATCAGGTCGAGGTTCAGCTGCACGCTGTAGCGGTCGAAGATGCCCAACAACAGGCTGTCGACTTCCTTCAGTAGCGCCTCCAGACGCTTGACGTTGTAGTCGGTCAGGTCCGTCTGGGTGAGTCGGTCGCGGATCGAGCGGTCAATCTCCTTGAGGAAAGGTGCAAACTTGCCGACCTCCCCCGCCTTCAGCTTTTCGAGGAAGACAGCGTGCCGGATCGCGGCGTCAAGGATTGCTTGGTTTGCCGCCATTTGGTGTTACCTCGTCATCCAGGCCCAGGCCATCGGCCTGCTCTTGAAGCTCGCCATCGATCTGTAGGTCTGTGCGCTCCGGGGCGATCAAGCCCAGTTTGCGCAGGTAAGCCCGCAGGTCCGCTTTCGCGAAGCCGCCGTTCTGCCACAAGCCAACCAAGGCCGTGATCATTTGCGGATCAGCCGTCAGCTCGACGAACTCCTGATTAACCTGGTAGGCGACTTTGTCACTGATGCCCATGTACTGGCCGCACCACATGATCGCCCGGGTATAGGCCTCGCTGACGTTTGCCACGCAACCGGCCAGCACCGATGTCGATGCAGACTGATCACCGCGGGACTCGGTAGCCGTTTTAGCAGCCAGTGACGCAACAACCATTCGGGCGCCCAGCTCGATCATCATCTGATTCTTGTCGGCCATTGCCTCTTTGACCAGGGTGTTCGGTGATGGCTGTGCATAACCGAAGGCGCCGCCTGCGGGAAGCAGCATTGGCGCCCGGGAGCCGACGTAAACGCCGTTTTTCTCCATATGGTCGCGCCATTGCTCATCCAGGCCGGAGATCCATGGCTGAGCCTGGCCGCACCAGAAGACGCTGTCTTCGTAGTCAGCGCTGTTGCGGTAATGCCCCAGGTTGATCATTGCGATGTCGTAAAGCGGTGACTCG